AACCTGCACCGAAGTGGAAAATACCAAAGATGGGAAAAAATAGGTTGTTATTTTTTTACCTTTTTCATCGTCTGCCACAACACCGGTAGAGCGAAGATGAAGAATCTCAGCTCTTTTACTTAGATCTTCTACACGAAACATTTATTATATATATCTTTTTAAGTCAAATTATTGGGAAGATTTGGAGTGTAAATCTTGTATTATTAATTTTTTCTTCAGATCTTTCAGTAAATAAATGGCAACTTCTTCAGTAAACTTTAGTATACCCAGTGCACCAACAGTGTTTGGACACGACGATTCGGGTAAATATCCGAAACTATTGACAGATTCTACAAATTTCAGAATTAAAAAAATTATGGACGACGAGAAGCTTCTTCAAGACGAAATTAAAAACCGCAATGGAATGTGCAAAAAGTATGGGCGTCTTTCAACCGTAACCGACGGTTTAGAATACTCTTTAATTTTGGCAGATATTGTTGTTGGTGTTGTAGCGGCTTCTATACCAGGAGTCGGAAATATGATATCATCAGCCACATTTTCTGGTGTAGGTTCAATTTCTGGTGTAGCAAAGCTTGTACAAAGTAAATTGAACGAGAAGAAAATGAAGCATTACAGACTCTCGGTTATCGCCTCGACTACTTTGAACAATTTACACCGTAAAATCAAAAAAGCTATAAGTGATGGTGACATTAGCCACGAAGAATTTGAAGATATTCAAAATACAATCAGTGAATGGAAAAAAGGTCCCGTATCATCTACAAAACAACCTGCTCTAAACCAGGAGACAATTGACCTTTTAAACAAACAAGCAGCCGAAAAGGCACAAAAGGAAATTTTGGAACAACTCAAACAGTTGAATATGAAAAAATAAATTTTAAAATTTTTATGATACATTGTATCATAAAAATTTATTCAAAAAAATAATGGTTTAAATATCTATTATAAATTTTATTATACTTTTAATATCTAGAATAAGAAATGGAATGGTTAAATAAGCCTTATTTTTAAAACAACCAGCCAACACGACAAAAAGTGGTAGTGTGAGCGGTGCTACTAACCCTAAGAGACACGTTGATGATATAAGTATACCTTTAAAAAGTTTCTTTAAAAACATGATGATTTATTCCCTAAACTTATTTATAAATATTATTTCAATTTACTTGGTTGTTTTCAGCTTTAATTTATTTCTTACCGGACGACCAGTTAATGTAACCTGACTTATACCATTAATAATTTCTTTTGTTGCCGTATCAATGTTTTTTACTCCGGCACTTTCAAGGATCTTTTGAACCTTCTTCTCTTTTTCTTTTTTGCTAATATTTTTCTTAATATTGGTTTCTTCGACCATTAATGTTATATGTTTATCGTTGTGCTTGAAAATAACCCCGTCTTGGTTATGATTTTTAAGATAAGAAATAATACGGTTCCGAGTGGTTTCTTCAGCCTTTTTTAATTCCTTGGTTTGATCTCTATAGTACATTAAACGCTTACATTCGTCTTCTAAAGTCATTTATTATAAATTTTATTTGTGGTTGCATTAACTCTTAAAGTTCATACTTTTTCAGAAAAGTGATTTTAAATGGAAAAAAAATTATCAAATAAAAATGGCCAACTCTAGCACAAACAATTCCAGCTGGGCTTCAGGGTCCAACTGGGCTTTTAGACCTATACAACCACTCTTTGGACCAACGTCTACTACAGCTCAACCTCAACCACTCTTTGGACCAACGTCTACTACAGCTCAACCTCAACCACTCTTTGGACCAACGTCTACTACAGCTCAACATCAACCACTCTTTGGATCAACGTCTACTACAGCTCAACATCAACCATTCTTTGGATCAACGTCTACTACAGCTCAACATCAACCACTCTTTGGATCAACGTCTACTACAGCTCAACATCAACCACTCTTTGGATCAACACCTACTACAGCTCAACATCAACCACTCTTTGGATCAACGTCTACTACAGCTCAACATCAACCACTCTTTGGATCAACGTCTACTACAGCTCAACATCAACCACTCTTTGGATCAACACCTACTACAGCTCAACATCAACCACTCTTTGGATCAACACCTACTACAGCGCAACATCAACCACTCTTTGGATCAACGTCTACTACAGCTCAACATCAACCACTCTTTGGATCAACGTCTACTACAGCTCAACATCAACCACTCTTTGGATCAACGTCTACTACAGCTCAACATCAACCACTCTTTGGATCAACACCTACTACAGCTCAACCTCAACCACTCTTTGGATCAACGTCTACTACAGCTCAACCTCAACCACTCTTTGGATCAACACCTACTACAGCTCAACTCTTTGGGGCTTCAAATATAAATCTTGAACCATTAAAGTTGCCCAAAAACAAAGTTAAAGGATTGCTGTTTATGGTTTCATTAAACCAACAAAATACACTAGATAATAGCAAATTGTTAATAAGTAACGTGTTTAATCCAACCTTAAAATTTGATTTAAATAGTTTATGGTTTACATCTCTAATTAAATTTTCAGATCCAAACTTCTTGGAGAAAAAGGTCGACCAAGACCTATTATTGTTTTCTAAATTATTTTCATGCTTATTAAAAAATTTAATGGTTGAATCAATACAAACTCCAGAACAACTATACGAATGGTTGGTTGAGAAGGCTACAAAGTTAAAAAGTAAGAGGATGTTGCTTCTCTTTACGCTTTTAGAACGATCTCGATCAAAAAGTTTTGATGATATCTTGAACCTAACAAATCCTTTGGACGCGTTAGTATCGGCTCTACATTTGTTTATACAATTTGACAATAATCCGACTAAGGTAGTTAAACATGCTTTAGAATGTGTACATCTAACACGCAAAACATTTTTGTTGGCTATGGTTGGATCTAGCTACGGAAAAGACTTTTTATCTAAAGATGATCCTCCACTATTAGACGAAATAGTTTCAAAATTAAGCCTTGACTAACTTTTATCTTTCTTTCATGGCTTTTGAAGCCATTAAAGAAAAAAATGAAATTTTAGGAATAAACTAGCCTTTGGTAGAAAATTTTTATATATTGGAACAGAGTGGGCTAGAACCATTAACAACGATGTAACTCATTTTCCGTCTGAGATTGGTGTTAATGCTTATTCGAAGCATTAAAAATATTTAAATTGAATACGAGTACTTCCATCCAAGAGTTGTAAACAGCTCTTTACATATGGTGTGATGGAACCTTTTTCTTTCCGATGTTTTTAACGTTAAGAAATCCATTTCGTGACATGGATGCCCATGTCTCTTTAAAAGTTGATAAAGGACAAACTGAGCATTAATAAAATTTTTTCTTTTTGATGCCTTTTCACCATCAACCGATGTGTATACATTGTCATAGGTTTCCGTAAGCTTATCAAAGTCTTCCAATAAGGCGTCTTCCAAATATTCTATATTGTCGCATGGTTGTCCTGTCAAAGCATGGTGGATCAGAACAATATCGTCGTAATATTTTTTAACGTCTTTTGAATCCAATTCCTTTAAAATATCTAAAATTGTGGCTCTAGTAACCTTTTCATAACGCTTTTCTTTTTTAAGGCTATCATCAACACTAATGATTTTCTTTTCAATCAATTTAACTTCTACTATGGTGTAAATTTCTTCTGGGATGTTTGTTTTCTGCTTGCCCTGGTATTGGATAATACAGTCCCTAAAGTGTACCTTTCTATTGTAAGTGTACTTGCTGGCCATATTGACCCTACCCACGTCTGAGAACGATGACGTGTTTGATATGAGCGATTGCTCTGTTGAACACACAGCACACACGGCTCTATCGTCATCTTTGATAAACTCTGTTTTGTTTCCACACACGCACGGCGGAGGACTAGTTTTGATTGAGTTGTTTGTAGACCTTATCATGAATTCAAAATTTTTAAGGGTTGTATACTCCTTTAATTTTTGAATAAATTCTTTTTTGACTTCATCTTTTTTGGTCGAGTGTTCCTTTAAATTTTTTCTATTTGAATTAAAGAATGGTATAACCATTGTTTGTTTATTCAAAGAATTATATTTTTCTATGATAGGTGCAACGTCTATAATAAAGTACTTGAGATTTTCAAATTCCCGAATTTTAATGGTTAATTCTTCTCTTAAACAGGTAAGTCTATAAATTATACGATGCCGAAGGTTAAAATTACCATTTAATAACAAATTTACCTTTCTCAAGGTCTTTTCAAATCTTTCCAGATTAATGGTTTCTTCGATTATGAAACTTTGAATCTTTGAATTGAGCTCCAAGATATCCATATTTATCGTCATCCTTTATTATATACCAAATTTGTTTATATTCAAATTTCAACGTAGTTGTGGTCCTTTTAAATCTTAAATAATAATAAAAATATTCTTATAAAGGGAGAAAAACAATCTAATTCGATCGTTCACGAAATTGAAACGAAAACTTAAAATAAATAAAAAAGATATAGTATGGAACACCTCAGCCTTGAAAAAATAAAAAAAAGAATAATAGTGGGTCGGTACGAAAAAAGAACAATTGCCAAATTTAAGGTGAATTCTTCCACACTCAATAGATTTTTTGGGACGGAATGTACAAACACATCTCTTAACCTTATGTTGATTACATCTGACCATACAGTCTTACTGTTAGAGAGAACACAATCTTTTCATTTCCCAAAGGTTGTGAAAGACCTTAAATTTAAAAGAATAAATTATAATCTACTGAAGACGTTATACACCACCGAATTGGAAAAAATAAAAACAATGATTAATTCGAACCACAGCTTTGATAAAAATATTTTTTTTGGTTTAAAAGCACCAACGCCACCAATTTATATATTTCCGGGTGGTCACAGTCACAACAACGAATCTATAATTTTCACATTGATGCGAGAATTTAGGGAAGAAACGGCCATTGATATAAACTTGAAAGAGTTAAAGTTTAATCAATCATATTTTTTTAGTCTTGAGATAGAAGACTTGTTGGTTAACAAGGACTTTAAAAATTTAATTTTCCCAGTAAAGGTTAATATAACAAGTGTTGAATTGTTAAAACGGTTTAAGAAAACCAAGCATACAAACAACCCTACATTCGTAAATATTGACGAATGCAAAAATACCTATGAAGCTCTCATTAAAGTTCAAAAATTTATAGTAAACTAAAATTTTTAATGCTTTCAAAAAAGCATTTAAAAGTACAGTTGGTTTTTATGGTCGAACCGAGCGTCTTGACAACTTCCCACACCTTTCGTTTGTTATGGTCAATTCTAAAGCTGGGGAACGTGTTTCTTAGATGGTTCTCGAATTGCCTTCGATGCGCCACGTTATTGCTTGGTTCGAAAGAGGTTAAAGAAGACCTTAGATTGTCTATAATCTCAGAATCAAAAATAGTGGTTAGATCGGCCGCTAAATCGTTTATATGATATGTGTATACTTTCAAGGTTGATTGGATCTAAGTGTAAAGGAGTTACATTTAAGGCATCTTCCACCATTTGATTTCGATTCAAGACAAAGTTTTTTTTGTTACTCTTTCAGCCATATTTATTATACTACATTTTATGGATTCATCTTCTTGGTCGAGTTTTCAAAAGTGCAGAAATTTGATTTTAGATTTAAAAAATAAAGTTAAATAAAGCTTACAATGGCTACTATTAAAGATACTACATCTACTATTGAAATTGTCGATTCTGACCAAGAATTGATTCTTCAATGTGCTACTATACAAAACTGCTTTGAGTCTTTGTCTCCTAAAAGAGACCAGCGATTCGAGACGGTTGAAACCAGTCTTTATCAAGACTTACCCGAAGATGAACTTCGTAAGATTCGTGGAACCATAATTGATAAAAAAACCAACCGGGTTGTTTGTAATGGTGGAGTTTTTCCTTATGAATACTCCGAAAACGACGAAAATAAATTTATGGAGAAGATGACCGAATTAAATCATAAACTTGAAGATATGGATGTTGGGTACTCTTTTGAAGGAACGGTTATTCGAATTTTTTATCATGGAAAATGGTACATTTCAACCCATAGAAAATTAGATTCCGGAAGGTCCAAATGGGGTTCAAACAATTCTTTCAAGGATTTATTTGAGAATGCTTTAAAGGAGAATTACAACCTGTCTCTGAAAGACTTGTTCACTAGATTGAATTTAAGATGCCAATATACCTTTATGTTGATGGCTGATGAAAATACCCGTTTTGTATGCTCTCCTAAAGGTTTGAAAAAGGTGTATTTTCTTGGTTCAACAGATCCAGAAGACGCTTGTTTAAAAATTGATGGTTTACCCAAACCAAAATTTGAAGACATGACCATAACTTCCATTTTTGGCTTTGCGAAAGGTTTAAAGTATCCATTTGACTATCAAGGAATTCTATTGACTCATACTAGTGGGTCTCAATACCGGATTGTGAACGAAGAATATATCAAACTTTTTAAGGTTCGAAACAACGAGCAAAGTATTCCATATAGATATCTTCAACTTAAAACTCAAAACAACCAGGAAATGATTGAGTTGCTAAAACAATTGTATCCACAGTATATTTCTACCTTTAACCTATACGATGAAAACATTTCAAAACTTGTGGATCTAATCTTCCAGGAATACAATAAGAGAAAACAAAGGTCCCTTTTACCAGAAAATTTACAAACTGTTGTACAAATTGATCAACGAGTGTACCTCTTCATTAAAAATAAACTAATAAATAAAGGCGTTGTCACTCCAGAAAAAATATTGGATTTGTTATTGCTCGAAGAAGCTTCAAATTTGAATAATATGATTAAAGTTGTAAAAATGATCAACTACAAACATGAAAAAGAAGCTCAAAAGTTGGTAATCGACTTGAGTAAAGTTGACCTTAACAAAACACCAAACAATCCAATTCCAGAATCCAGTACAAATGCACCTAAAAAGAAGCGAGTAAAGTACACAAAGGTTCCGATTGAGTTTATATGTAGAAAAAAATTATTTTAAGTTGAAATAAACCATTACTACCAACCTTCCATATCCTTTTTCCCATCTTTCTTTTATGGCTTTTAAAGCCATTAAAGAAAAAATGAAATTTTTAAATAAAAAAACTAATACAATAAAGATGGAAATGACTTCTATTTCGAAAATTAATCTATACTGTCAAAAATTAAAGTTGACCCCTCCATATTTTGAAACTTTAAAAAAATGTGGTGAAGATCACCATCCTACTTTCCAAGTCAGTTGTACATTTGAAAAGTGTGTTGAAATAGGTGAAGGTTCAAAATTAAAAATTGCTAAAGAAAACTCTGCGTTGAAAGTGGTGGAAATGCTTGAATTGGACCAAAAACTTCAAGAGCTAAATGAAGGAATTAAATACACCGTTGAATCCTATGGTGTACCATTAAAGGATATATACGAAGAGTATAAAAACGAGTACATTTTAACCATAAAAAAGAAGGTTGGAGACTCGTCAAAGATTAAAAAATTTAAGGTTTGCATTACCCAAGAAATTGAATAGTTTTTTAATTTATTTTTAATGCTCTTTTTGAGCATTAAAAATTTTGTTAGTGTAAATAAAAAATGATTTTTTTTGAAATAAAAAATTTAGGTTATAAATATGGATAACTTTGAGCTTACAGAGTGTATTTATGAGTGTATCAAAGATACATTTTATTACGGTGTATTCGGGGACTTTAAACTGGGTATAGACAAGGCTTCCTATATTTTTGGGCAAGGGTATACCCTTCGGGAAATATTCAAATTTCAAAATAATGGTACAATATACCATTATTTTGAAATAGTGGATTAATCCACTATTTGTATTTTAATGGCGCTGTAGACCATAAACTCATCCACCGGATACCCTTTAATGCAACCAAGTTGTGTGATCAAGGTGGAAAACGCTTCAGAGATTGGAAGGGGTTTTAGAAAAATCAAAAAAGATGGTTGAATACTACCATAAAAGCTGCCGCCAGAATTCTGGCGGCAGCTACGAAGTTAAGCTTCAAAATAACGATAAACTTAATAAACAAGTTACAGGTACATACGTACCTAAAGAATTAATCTTGGATATATCTTCTTGGATCTCAATAGAGTTCTACGATAAGTGTAACAAGGTCGTAATCAACCACTTTGTTAAAGAATTTAAAAAGATGGATTGAAGGTCATCAATGACCAAAAATATGATGTTTAAATAATTAAGATTTTTAATGCTCAAAAAGAGCATTAAAAAATTTATTTTCTTGTTAAAATTTTATCTGAATATCCACGGTACTCTTGACAACCAAATTTAAAGTTGTCTATTAATGGTGCCTTGTAGTAGAAGACGCACTCTTTCCAATCGTTGGTATTGGTGGTATTTTGTATGTACAACGCCGTGTAGTCACCGGTGATGGTATCCATTATTTGTTCAAATAAATTAAAAGATGGTATGATACCAGCATAATTTTCATACAACCTCTTGCGTATGGCTACATTTGACTCTCTGAATATAAAGACTCCATCAATGTTTGATCTTATATGGGGTTTTACGTCAAGAGCGTACTGGAGTGAAACTATGTACAGCATTTTCCAATGTCGACCGTTCTTGAATAGACCAGGCTGTGGCGGTTTATTGAACACGCTAGGATCGTCCATACAATCGTCGACTATAAGCATTGTCCACGGGCACAACATATGCTGCCTGGCACCTTTTTGTCTAACGATACAGTTTGATAGAGCTTCAGGGTCATATTCATCAAAGATGTAAGCATTTGGTATAAACTTTTTATAAAACCCAGTCTCCGACTCTGTACCAGACATCGCTAAGGCGACCGGTATAATCTGACTCTTGTTGTAGAACAACGCTTTTATAAGTGTAGATTTGCCACTGCCAGGCTTACCTATGATAAAAATTTTAGACCCACCTTGGTTCAGGTCCATGTAGTTTCTAGGGTTAGGATTCAAGAGATCCAAGTCTAAAGGTCTGATATTGATGGTATTGTCGTTGTCGGCGTTCATATTTATTATAGGGAAGATTTGACTGGTCTTGCTCTTTTTTCTTGAAACCAAAATTGAATTTTATTATGGTAAAAAATACTATAATAAAGTATATGAAAATGTCTACTAAAATTGGGTATATTTATGCCATTGAAAACAACTTTGATGCAAGCGTCTATATAGGGTTAACAACTAAGCCTATAAAGGAAAGGTTCGCTAAACATCTTCAAGACGCAAGGTCAAAGTATGCTAGTTGCATCTTACACAAATTTATGGCTCTCCACGGTCCTGAAAACTTTTCTATAAGAGAACTTAGAAAGGTTCAATACACCTCATTGGTAGAGCTACAACTCGTCGAACAAGAGTGTATTAAGGACTTTGGTGACCTTAATACCGCCTATAACTCTCGCTCTTACGAGATGGCCGGTATCACCTTTGACAAAGTTATAAGAGAGCGTAAACCACAGAAAGAAAAGGTTGTCTTACCACCATTACCTCCCAAAGAAGATATAATGGAAATTGCATACGAGGCCGAAGCTATCCCAAACAAAAAAATACCAATAGACCACTTTATAAGTCTGTTCATAGAAGAAGATCGTAACTATGGGAAGATCTTGGATGATCTAACTGTAGAAGGGAATATACTTGTGGGAAGACTGGTTTTAGAGTGGTTTGGATATGAGGGTGAAGCAAAGGACCAAAAGAAGGCGTTTATAAAGATGCTTCAGCGCAATGATATTTATTATAATCAATTGACTGGAAATAATACAGAAGTTAAGCTGTATCCTTCTATTAAAGACGAAATTAATACAATGGCTAAATGTGACGTGGTTAAAACAAAATTCCTAATTATGGAACCAAACGACCTTAAGATGGCAATAATGCAACTTAAGACTAAGAATGGTCACATCATCCGACAATACTATATAGACCTTGAAGAGCTCCTTAAAACGTACGTTGAATATAACAATGAAAAAACAAGAAGAATACGTGCGATCTTTAGGTATCTCCCTGGAAGAAGTCAAAGATCAGAATGAAGAGCTACTTGATAGTAACAAAGGACTCGAGAAAAATGTTAAATGTCTTGAAAAGCAGAATAGTAATATTCAACGTAAGTTGGGCATCGCGGTCGAAGATCGCGCACCTCTTCCAGCCAACGAAGACAAACAAGAGAGGTTTGTTCTACTTAAAAGAAATGATAGCCAACATTATCAATACTATACCATCAGAGCTCAATTTGGGTACACAGAGCGTCGAATTAGGACGCAAAGAACCCTATTTCCGGATATGGAAATTTTACTTGATTTTAAAGCTAATCCAAACTCTAAAACTTTATATAACCGAATTAAGGATGAACTTAAGGCTAAAAATGTTCAATTTAGCGGAAACAATATAGATCTGGAAGAGTCCGAGGTTACCCAAGAAGAATTCGTCAACGAGATGATGACCATCAACGACCAAAAATACAATGTTCAATAATATATTATTTTTAATGCTCTAAGAATAGAGCATTAAATTTATTAAGCTCAATATGTTTTAGTTGTACCATTCCTTTTTATAATTATTTTTTCAATTTTATAGTCAACGACAACCTTTTCAGAACTAACGCTTGAAGAGGTATCGGTAACCTTTGGAATTGAAAATTTGTTACGATATTGTTGTTTCTTACCAACAACCGTAGTCCATCCATTGTTTGTGCCTGGCTCCATTTATTACTCTCAAAATTTTACAGAGTAATAAATGTCGTATCTACTTTCCCCTGTCCTATACCTAGAGACCAAGGATTTTAATAGTAACTTGAACCTTAAACATTTTAAAAATAAAACATGTGTCGTTATGGTTCAAGCAAACTTTTGCGGCCACTGTACCAGTGCCAAACCACACTTTCAAAAGTTTGCCGAAAAAAATAAACCAAACGTGGTCTGTTTGACCATAGAAGGAGACGATAATACACCTGAAACTGAAAAACTACTTAATATCGTCAAAAAATTAAAGCCGTCGTTTGGAGGGTTCCCAGACTACCTTTTGTTTAAAAATAATAAATTTGTTCAGAAAGAAATTAATGGTAGAACAGAGGAGGCGTTGGAAGAATTTATAAAATAATTTTTTATGGTTTTAATGATTACAACAATCATTAAAATTTTTAGTTTAATCTGTTGTCAATTTGTCTATAATTTTTAATAGTTGTTGTTTTTTTTGATCCATTCTACACATTCCCCTATTAAAATCAATTTATTTTTAAAGTCTGTACAGACTTTAAAAAATGACATTTCTAATTTGTTACAGTTATAGATTGATTTGAACTATCAACGGCAATAGTTTTATTAGAGATTACGGCATCCTTCAACTCTTGAATCTCTTCGGGAGAATCTGTTTCTGTTGTATATTCACCATTATCTTCTTGTAACATATTAAATATTTTTTTTGGGTTTACTAAAGGTTCGGTTACACTTGTTTCCTCTTCATCTTGCTCTTCATCTTCATCTGTGGGAAGAGTCGTACTCGCCGTGGGAAGAGTCGTACTCGTTGTGGGAAGAGTCGTATCGGTTACAGTCGTACTCGCCGTGGGAAGAGTCGTATCGGTTACAAGAGTCGTACTCGCCGTGGGAAGAGTCGTATCGGTTACATTCAGAGTCGTATCGGTTACATTCAGAGTCGTACTCGTTGTGGGAAGAGTCGTATCGGTTACAAGAGTCGTACTCACCGTGGGAAGAGTCGTATCGGTTACATTCAGAGTCGTACTCACCGTGGGAAGAGTCGTATCGGTTACAGTCGTACTCGCCGTGGGAAGAGTCGTATCGGTTACATTCAGAGTC